TCTTTGTAAACCCACTGACTTCCGTCTTGGCTAACAACTATTTCTTTGCCGTTTTTATAATATTTTTTTGGTTGAGTTTGTGTTTGTACCTCAACTGGATCTTGTCCTAATTCTTTTAAACCTTTATTTTTGTTTTTTAATGCAGCAGCTCTTAATTGTCTAAGTTGTAATAAAGTTCCTTTGTTCCCATCTTTTAATAATTGTTTTATCGATGTTGGATTACCTATCCAGTTTTCTAATAAATCTAAATCAGGCCCAGCTAAAACACCAAGTTCTGCATAGTTTTTTAACTCTAAAAGTACTGAGTTATATGCACTGTCTACCTCTGCTAAATCTTTTCCAAAAGTTAAAACACCGGGATCTACTCTTAAAATTACCTCTTCCAGATTGTTTAAAACATTTACAACACCATCTACAATATCAATATCTTTTTCTAGCAGTTTTCTTCTTTCTGCTGATATACCAACTGTTTCAGTTATACCTCCATCATCTGTAGTTGTTTCTGTTGATGCAGAAGTTGTTTCTGTTGATGCATCTGTAGAGGTTAGAGGCGGTTCAACTGTTTCTGTAGAAGTTGGCGTTGGATAAATGCTTGGATCTAAACCGGGTACTGTTCTTGTTACAGGCTGACCTGACTCGTTAATATAAGTGCTAGTTTTAGGTTTAGTAAGCTGGTTGTATGCTACTTTATATGTTGTAGAATTTCTAACCTCCGGACTATTTTTTCCCTGTTCTAAAATATTTAAGTACTGTGCGTCTAAGCTAGTTCCCTCAAAAGTTCCACTTCCCATGTTTTTAGCAACAGCAGTTCTTGCAGTATCAACACCAAGCAAATCAACCATGCCTTGATATTGTTGTCCTTGTGGTGATTTCAAAAATTGTTTAAATTTTTCGTCCTGTATTCTTTTATCTTTAACAGCTTGCTGAGTAACCAGTCTCTGTTGAACCTGTCCCATACGAGACGGATCACCTGACCTCTGCGCTGCTCTAATAGAAAGTCTTTGCGCTAAATCTTGTAAGCCTTGATTTTGTCTTTGCTGTCTTTCTTGCTCGGTCATTGGTGCGTTAGGATCGTATCCTGCAAAACCAACTAAACCGGAAGATATATTGTTTTTAAAATTGTCAAATAAAGCCATATTAATTAACCGAATATGCTAGGAAAAGCTGTTTTTAAATCTGAGTAAGTACCCAAAGTTGATGCAGCTTTATCTAGTCCGCTAGGCGAATATGATTGTGTTGTAGTAGATTGATTAGGCATACCAAACACAGCACCTGATAATAAACCAAGTTGCTGAGGCCCATAATTAAGAGCGCGTATAAATTCGTTATAACCTGCATCCATCCCTGCTTGCTGTAGTCCTTGCTGTTGAGCGCCAGCACCTGATAATAAACCAAGGTTTCTATATTGATCACCAAGCTGGTTATTAAGTAAGTTTGCTCTAAAACCTCTGTTTTGAAAATCTCTTGCCATATCATTTTGTGCAAGTTGTGTTGCTTGATTGAATCCTGACTGTCTAAGGTTACTAGATGTTCTAGCGGCAGCATCTGCAAAGTTTCTATTTGTTTCAGCTTCTAATAAAGCAGACCTAGATCCACCAAAAGCGCCAGCACCGATTGCCCGGTCTTGATCACTTTGTAATCTAATTTGTCTTGCTCTATCTAAGTCATTTAAAGACTGGTTAATTACCTGTTCATTGTATGGGTTTTGATAAGCGCTAATATCGGTATTAAGTAAACTTGGTGCTTGTTGATTAGCTAAGTCATTTAACCCGGTCATTGGGTTATATTCCATTGATCGATCAAATAGGCTTCTTGTTTGATCAAAGCCTCTTAACTGATCAGGATTAAACCCGGCAACTCTTGCGCCTGTATAAGGTACAAAAGGCTGACCGGCTATGCCTTTAGACCTATTATATAAGTCCTCGTACATTGCCATCTGTCTTGGATCTGTTGCAACGGATGTTGAAGATCCACCTTTATCACCACTAAACGCAGATTTTGCTGCACTTGCTGCTGTGATACCTGCTATAACTGTTTCTATTCCCATTATATTTACCTATAAGTCTTTTTTTATTAAGTAAGCATCTTCAAAACCTAAGTGCTTAATTTTTCTTAGCCAAGATTTACGACCACCGCCATAAAGTCTTTTGCATCCATTATTTCTTGCAAAATGTTCGATGCTAGGCAACATTTCTTCTAGCTCTGAATAATCACCACCGCAGAAAATTAAATTTAATGCTTTAAACTGTGGGTATTCAGCAAAACCTGTGACCATAGCAGACTTTTTACCTGACCACAGATGGAATAATCCATGTCTTATTTTATCCTCTACATCACTAATTGTATAGGAATCTTGAGTGTCAATAGCTTTATCAATTAAATGTTTACACTTTTCCCACTCTATTTCCCAGTCTTCCTTACGCGACTTGGGTGGTAGAGAGGTTTCCACTATTGTCGACTTCAATTCTGTACTTAGTTCCATTTGGACTCACTAAAACGACTTCTGTTTGATCGCCACCATTAGCTTCAACTCGTTCGCCTTTTTTAAAACTTAAACCATCTCGGTATTCTATCTCTGTTACTAAGTAACTTTGATACTGAGGACTGTAAGTTTCACCGGGTTTAGTTAAGGCTCGTCTTGCCATTACCTACGCCCTCTGTTGCGTAAATTAAGTCTTATTTTACCAACTTTAAAATCTTGTGTGGTAGTTCCTGTTACTGTCATAGATACTTGTCTACCTGTAAATCTCGCGTCCGTGTAGCCATCTGTTTCAAAAGTAAATGATCCAAAGTCTTGTTCAGCTCCTAATGGAGTAAATCTACCTTTAAAACTAATTGTTACACCCGGAAGAGTATTAGCTTCTTCGTCCGGAATAATCTGATTACATTGCACATAGTTATCGCCATTGCCTATTTCTATTGGCCCACTTGTTGCAAACGGAACAGCATCACCAATGTTTGTTGAATTACTTAATGTTGTACTTTCATGCTGATACACAAATCCTGCTGCATCACAAGCAATCGGATAATCAAACACGCCTTGGTCAATCCAACAACCTCTATCCATAGTTCCTATAGACCAAGTATTCTCTGCGTAGTTCCATATAACATATTTATCAGGCGTTGAGAAAGAAGTTGGAAAGAACCACCAAATTTCATTAAAGTTTGAGTTATGTCCACCACATGAAACCCTACGGAAGTTATATTGTAAGTTGTCATACACAAAGTCATGGGTTTCGCATGGTATCTCTCTGACATTACCATCATAGATAAAGAAAGCGTTTTCACCCATCCATGCCAAGAAGTTACCAGCCGAGACAACTGTTCTTGGGCCTGTAACTCGACAGTTTGTTCCAGCATCTTGAATACCATAAATAAAAGGTGATCCAGCGTAATAGACTCTAGCAATACCTGTATCGGTAAAAATTACGATGTCTGTTTGCCATTTAATACCACTTAGGATTTTACCGCCAGTTGGTATTTGTAAATCACCAGCAGTATTAGTAGATGCTGCTGTCCATGTTGTAGTAGTTTCTCTTGATGACCAAGCAATCTTTCTTGGATCGCCACTTGCACCTAATGCGATAACATGTCGTTCATTACTAACCAATACACCAGCACAATTAATTGGAGCATTAGTTAGAACAATACCTGTTGCATCGGGTGAGCCTGAACCTGAGTCTGGTCGCCATTTATAAATTTTGCCATCACTTGCACAGCAAAAGAGTAAGTGTTCACCAAAGTTATCAAAAGACCAAGACTGAGAATCAAAGAATAAACCTGATTGACTTCTTGCATCTCCGTAATCTTCTTTGCCATATTGATATGCACCAAAACCAAGTGCATCCTCTGATGCGTCAGTTACAAAACCTGATGGTGTAATGTCATACCAAGTATCATCAAATAAAACATAAATCTTTTGTCTTGTACCAACCGCTAAAACTCTTTTACCCGCATTTGTTTTATAGGCATACATCCCTGTTGGAGTGCCAGTAAGAGCTGTGTCTTTAAGTTTTTCCCAACCACCGATAGGTTTAAGTGAACCATTTTGGAAACGAATAAGATCGCTGTCTACCCAACGCCCTTTGTTTGAGTAATCAGTTCCGTTGGTTACGATTCCGGGTGGTGGAGTTACGGGTAGTAACGCCATGTTTTACTCCTCAGGTGGAGTTGGCCATTCACCTAATGGTCGAACTGGTGGTTCAGCATCGTTGTAAACATACAAAGCTGCTAACTGATCTACAGTTGTTACAGCGTTTATTTTGCTTTGCATATCTGCTGCTGTAGTTCTTACACCTGATCTAAAAGTAGTCCAATCAGCAGGAATAGCTGTACCAGCTTCCTGTTCTCTGACCACATACCAATCATTAGGTTGTAATAAACCATAGGCTTGATCTGTAATAACTTTTAAATGTTCAGGTCTAATGCCCTTAATGACATAACCCTCATCATCAGTTGTATCGTCTAAAGGTTTTGCTGTAGCTGTACCATAAGATGCTGTTACTGTTCCACTTGAAAACGCAAAAGTTTGATTGGTGTTATTGTAATATTCAGGATCTTTATAATTGGTGTTATCGACAACCACTTCATAAATGCCTATTGCTTCAAGTTCAT